GATGTGCCTGACAGACTCAAGCGGAAGGAGTAACCAAATGTCTAGCGCGATTCTACCTGCCAATCCTTTTTGGCAACAGCAGCCGCCACAATACTCCTCGACCCAAATCTCAAAACCGGTGCGCCCCGTTGAGCAGCTTGACTTGGAATATGGGATTTCCTTGGAAATTGGCAAGGCAGTTCAAGAGATTGAAGCGATCTTTGTTCAACAGGACGCCGGGAGGGTCTACGTCTGGATTTTAGTTCCAAACGAGGACGAGGCTGTGTCCCATAGGGTCTACGCGAAAGAGCGGGAGCTTATGGATCTCTTCGACGCTGTTGATTTCAAATTCCGAATTCTGGTGAGCGAAGGAAAACCGCCAAAGTCAGTAATGACTGATCAAAATCCAAAGCTGGTGTACGTGCGGTAAGGACGAAGCAGTTTGCTCTACGCTCCGGCTCACCATATTACGAAAGCGGAAGAGAACGAAACGCTCAGTTCGACCCCTTTTAGCGGCGCTCCGTTCGTGTTTACGGAATCCAATGCAAACCTTTGGCGACGTCCAGGAATGCCTGGGCTCCGATCAATGCGGCAAAGACCCACGCCAGCCCCTGGAAGATCTTCATGGTTCCCTTGCGCTCGGCGCGCTCTTCTCTAAATAGTCGTATCAATCCGGCCTCCCCATCCAGGTCCTCTGACCAGCTTTCAGCCTTTTCCTGGAGTCTGGAGAGCTCAACCTCGACAGATTGACTACCGCGTTTCCAGGTCATCGCTCTCCCCTCGTTAGATGCGCCCTCAAGGCAACGTTCCAGAATTCAGCGTTCCATTGCTCAGCACCCCGCGCCCGGACGTGGTTGCGGCAAAGATCACGCTCACGGCGCAGTTGCTGGCTGGCATCGTTCCTGAGTCCACCGGTACCACCACCGTTCCCCCGCAAGTGTCGCTCAGCGATGACAGCGTGTAGCCAGCACTTGGGCTTGCCGTGCAGCTCCAGCCCGTACCCACCGTCAGGCCAGATGCCGGGCAGTTCGTCCCCGTCAGCGTTCCCGAGCCCGTAATCGATGTGCTCAGTGTATACGTGGTCGCGGCGAAAGTCGCTGTTACGGTGCAGTTTGCGGCACCCTGAGTCTTGGTGCAGGAGGTCGCGCTTCCGGTGCACCCGCATGTTCCGCCCCACGAGGAGAACGAGTAGCCCGCTCCAGGGGTTTCATTGCAGGTCCAGGACGCGCCGTAAAGTTGGCTCCCCGCGCACCCTGAGATGGCCCCTGTCCCGGTTGTGGATGTGCTGACGGTGTAGGAGTTGAGCGCAAAGGTGGTCGTGACCACCCCATTCGAGCTCGGCATCCTCCCGGAATCCGAGCAACCTGAAGGCGTTCCGCCCAAGGTGTCTGTCATCGACACGCAATTTGAGCCCGTGGCTGGCGTCCCGGTAGCAGTCCAGGATGTGCCAGGAGCCAGCCCCGAGCCGGGCACGTTGGTCCCGCTGGTCGTGCCCGATCCAGCGCCCGCGTAGGCTACCGTGATGGCGTAAGTCGCGCCCGCGGTGGTTTCGTAGCTGGCCAGCGGCTCGCAGGCGTTGTTGGTCCCAGGGCACCCGCTGGGCAGGTTGGCGATCAGACTCCCGACATTTACCGGCTCAAAGTCCGTCAGTGTCAGGTTGCTGAGGCAGGCCAGATCCGCATCGTTCCAGCGCGAGTCGGGTGTCCCGATGATTCCGCCCGTCTCGCCATTGTCCGCCAGGATGATGCCGTAGTTCCTGAGGCCGGTGATGATGATGGCCGACTGCGGACTCGAACTCGCGCATGAAGGGCTGGTCACCGACGACTTGAGCCGGTAAATCTCCCCCATGGGCATGGTGGTGGTGCAGCTTGCCGGCGGATTGGCCTGCATGAGTTGATGATTGCCGTCCGAATACCCACCTGTGCATGTCCCGCTCCCAGCCTTCGCCGTTGCCGGCCAGACGTAAGCCCCCAGCGTTGTGCTCACGGTGAAGCGTATTGGGTGCTGGACGGCTCCGGTAGGGGCAGATGGGGTTCCGGTGCCAATCACCTCGTCCGCGTTCACCAGCAGGGGCGTGACGGGCAGGCCGGCGGCATCCGTTGAGCCGTTCCCCTGCGGAAGCATCCCGTAGGCGCCAGACCCTGTCGACCCCAGGTTGTCCCAGTAGGCGTTGCTCGAATCCTTCCAGGCATTGCCGCTGAGCCCGTTGGTGTACGGCGGCAGCCCCTGCCACATCTCCCAGAGCTGGCAGTACGGGCTACCGCTCCCGGTCGTCTGCACAATCAGCGTGTGGTTGTCGTTGTCGCTCGTGCCAGCCGCATTCGAGGTTGACTCGATCGGGGCGTAAGGCGGGAAGGGCGCGGAAGTGAAGTAGGACTGGTAAACGGTCGTGGTCACGCTCACGTCAGTCTGGTTGTAGGGCACGACCAGGAACGGGATCCCATTCGGGAAATTGCTCGACTGCGGCGCGGCCCCAAACAGAGGCTTGATGGTCGACGAGAGGTAGCCGGATTGAATCGCGGCCGCTGGGCTGGTATCGACCGACAACCCCGACACGTTGATGTGGAAGGCGGAGGTTGCCGGGAACAGGGTACAGCCCCCCAGCGTATTGTTGCCTGCGATGGCAAATGTCACGGTCGTGGTAGCGGTGTTCGACGCCGCGTCCGTCGCCTTGAATTGCGTGACGTAGCCGCCCTGCCCGTAGACCGTGCCCGAGATTGCCCCCGTCGATGCGTTGACGCTCAGGCCCTCAGGGATGGATGCGTAGCTGGTGGTGGGATTGACCCATGCGTAGGTGTAAGGCGGGGTGCCGCCGGAAGCTGCCAGAGTGCAGCCTCCATATGCGACGTATTGCGTTCCGGCGGGGCAGCTGGGGGAGGGAAGGGTTAGGGTTGCTGACGCGAGCGAGACCGCAACTGCGCCTGACCCGTATTCGAAGTAGAGGCTGTTGTTCCCTGCTGATACTGCAACCCCAGAGACAACCGGGCTTCCTCCCACCGTGACATTATAACTTCCGGTGCAGAGTCCGGCGACAAGCTGCTGGGCTGTTGAGGGCACGGCGGTGGTGTAGGTGGCGCTGGTGAAGCAGGGCTCGCTGATGCCGATGGGGAAAACAGCAACTTTAGAAGAGCTTCCATCGATTTCAATTCCTCGGTGATTTCCGTCAATAGTTGCGAGAGTTTCAGTGCTCGGCATTGAGTTGCCGCTACCTGCAACCGGCATGTGCACTGTCGCAGACTCGTAAGTGCTAGTTGCTGCGCAAGAACTTCCGGTGACACTCCCGCAATTAGAGACTCGAAATGTATTTCCGTTCCCTCCAGCGTAAGTACCGTTCGTGTTGTTGCTGTAGCAGTAAGTGGTGTTGCTTCCTGCTGGCTGGAGGAATGCGGTGAGGAGCTGTGTGGCATCTGAGTGTCCTGTTCCGGGGAAGGATTCAGCAACGGTAGGGCAGGTCAGCGTGGTATGCGTCGGTTGAGGATAGTGCGAATACTGAATGACCTGCTCGGCAGTCGATGTCTTGACGTAATCATAGACCACGACGAAGTCTTGCGTGCCAGGCTTCTTGAAGTGGACAAAATATCGCTCCGCCCCCGTCACATGCGCCGAAGACGAGTAACTTTGGGTCATGTCCACCAAGGCATACGTGTACCGGTTACTTGGGTCATTGGCTCCGGCGGGCATCAGTACCGTGTAGACAGGCGCTGACGGGAAATAGGAGTCTGACCCGATCGAGATATCGCTGGCGCTGATGCCGCCATTGTTCCATGTCGTGTAATCATCGCCCAGCAGCGCCGCACCCTTCCAGATGCGGATATCGCCCGGCTGCCCGATCCCGTTATAGGGCGTGGTGTGGTCGTTGAACGGGGCGGAGATCGCTAGGAATTCTGTGAGGGTGTCGGTAATAGAACTATAGCCGGTACGAGAAATAAGACCTGCCATAGGAAGCGCAACAGATGTGGCAACAGCCCCAGAACACCCAGCATCGCTACAGTTATCGACACTCCCAGTAGGAAGTGCAGAGTTAGTCGCGTAAGCCGAGTCCATATAAAGATACGCCCACGCTTGACTTGTCCCGCCATACTGATTGCTCCCCAAGGTCGATGAATTCCACATCAGGTTTGTACCCGGTGTGTTGCCAGAATAACCCCCATTCGGGCAAGTCTGCCAGAGATTTTGTGACCACCAGTTCAGATACTGGCCTTCATTCGTTCCCTGAAACATCGTAATCAGGGACGGGATATAGATCGCATTCGGCAGATAGCTGTTGTAGCTCGAATTCAGCGAGAAGCTCTGCCCGAACTCCCACTCCTGCGCGGGGCATGACGGGAAGGTCGCCAGATACGTGTGGTGCGTCATGTTCTTCGCCCACAGGCCGTTCAGCAGCGGAGGCGGACTCACGACCGAATTGACCACACTGAACGCCGTCAGGGGCCACATCGCCCAGGCGCGCGTGATCCCGTAAACCGATCCTGTCGGCGTGAACCCGGTGTAGTTGAACTCGTTCAGGCCGGTCCAAGTCGTGGTGTGCCAGTAGTTATAGAGGGCCGTGATCTCGACCGAGGTGCGGCTGGAGAAATTCACATCATCGTCAGCCAGCGACAGCAGCGCAGCCATGGGTCCATAGGTCTGGGCGAGCACCAGGTTGAAGCTGCCGGTCCCGTTCACGCCGCCGTTGCCTGCGCCTGATGGATAGACAGAAGATCCGATGATCGACGCGGGCGCGTACCAGTCGTGCTTTGCCACCCAGAACCATCCGCAATCACCCGCCGACCACCCGCCGCGGCGACTATAGAGCGTGCCACTGTAGCCGGAGAAATTGCTCCACTGATCCTGCTCTATCGTGGCGACCGTGGAGGACGAGACGGAGGCGATGACGGCGGTGAAGTCGTTAGAGCTGGAGGCGATCCAGTCTCCAACTTGAAGTGTTTGCCCTGAACCAAAATATGGCGCACTAGCTGTAACAACTCCTGATGAGTTAATCGAGACAGATGTTGTTCCAACCAGAGTGGGATTCGTGCAGCCGGTGCTTGGCGAGCCATTGATTCCTCCCCATGCCGCTTTATCGTTCAGCCACTTGTCGGCAAACGTCTGCTGCTGAAGCGTCGTCATCTGGCCCCGCACCAGCTCGTATGCGAAGACCCAGTTGGGCATATAGTACGCTGGGCCGTAGCTTCCCACCCAGTAGCCGTTGCCGCCGTGGATGCAGTCCATGACGCCTTCGTTGCAGACAAACGGCACATACTGCTGCATGTTGTTGACGAGGTAGAGCGCCTTCGCCAAGCACGCGGTCTGGCTGTTATCCGAATACCACCACTGCGCGTACATCTCGGCAATGGTTCCGTCCACATAATTTGAATCGTCGTTGTGCGTGGTCGAGGGATCGGGATAGATGGAGCAAGCTGTCCCGGCTCGCGTCGTCATGGCTACCCACGCCGGATTGCTTGAGACCGCCTTCGGTGCCAGTCCGCCAGAATAAGCCACTCGCGCATTCAGTGCCGCATTGAGGAACACGCGCGGGTGCGGCTGCATGGTGTACGCGGTGCCATTGAGCGTGATGGTCGGCTCCTGCGCGGCAAGAGGCAGAGCGAGCAGGATGAGGGCGAGCCATTTTAGGGCTGGCATGAGTAGTCCACAGTGACGGTCGATGTGGCGACGCTGACTCCGGCGGTGATGGTGAATCCCGTCGTGGCGGGCGTGCCGTGGCCGATGCCGAACAGGCTTGCACCGCCCGCTTGAGTCACTATGCACAGGCCCGGCGCGGCGGTTAGCGTGGCTGAGAAGTTGAGGGTGGCAATCGTTCCTGTCGTGGCTGTTCCGCCGACGATGGTGAGTTCGCCGCGAGTGTTCGTGCAGGTATAACCAGAGGCGCACCCCACGGATGTGACGTTGGTTCCCGCTGTGTAAGTCGGCGTTCCGTTGGGAGTGTAGATTCCATTCTGCGCACCAACAGCTACGCCCCACCAAGCAGAATTAGAACTAACATAGATCGCACCGCCCAATGGAGGAATGCTGGTGGGACCGGAGCTTATCGTCCCCGAGACGGTTACTGTATAAGTGGCACTCCTGTTCGCAACATACTCAACTTGCCCGTATGTTCCGGTGCCAATAGCCAGTGTGCAGTTAGCGATACAGTTCATCGCCGTAACTTGATTTCCCGGCGCAATGGTATATCCGGCGCTTGGCCCTTGATATAAGGTAGTGATTGCATTGGAAGCTGGACCAATCGCCCAAGAGGAGCCTGTAGAGATAGCAACTGCCACCCCGAGCGGCGGTATGGTAGCAGCACCGTTTATGGTAACTCCCGAACCCGCAGCCAGCGTAAGATTCGTGGAACTACTTCTGTTGACAATCCAGTAAACAGTACCCGATGCTTGAACATTTAGCGTGACGGTCCCGCTGGTAGCGGCGATACTGACTACCTGATTCCCCGCGCCCGGAACATAAGAAGCGTTCTGCGCATTGTAATAGGGACTAGCCCCAGATGTTGCCGGAAACAAGCCGGAGCCCCCTAGAAACGCAGCCGCCATTTCACCGTGGCCTTGATCGTTAGGGTGAAGAGTATTGAACATATCGGATGCGGCGGTCGTGGCGATCAGATACTTGCTGATGTATTTTAATTGGATATTTAATCCATCCCCCGCAAGCAGGGCAACGTTCGCAACGATGTCCGCACGATATGCCGCGACCGCAGACGCAGCAGCACCATTCAATTCTGAAGGCGTGTCTCCGGCAATGATGTAGGGCTGAGAATTAACAAGAGAATTTGAGACGGTCCCGACCCCAATGATCCCCATGTTTCCGCCCGTGCTTGTTTTTACAAAAGAGAGCGTGTGGGCAGCGGCGCTCGCAGGCACCCGGATCAAACACACAGAAGCTGTGGTGCCATTGGTTGTCGCAATCGCCGTGGTGAGAGCGGTAGTCACGGCAACCGTTGATCCGCCGTCGATGGCGTAAGTCCACGTCCCCGCGTCACTGTCGATGCAGCGATACCAGATGTAAATTGGTCCGCCCGTAGTAGTGATACTAAACGGCGCGGTAGCCGCATTCGATGTACAGAGCACGCCTAGGGCATTCGCATAAGTATTGTCCTGCGCGCAGGTCCCCGTGGTTGAACCAACCACCGTCGAGCCCATCACCTTATATGGAGCGGCAATCGACTCCCAAGCTAAGATAGCCTGATCGATAGTGTTGAACGTCGCTTCGTAAGCACCAGCACCTTTGATGCTAGCCTCGTTTGTGCTGATGAGCAGAGTCCGCAAGGGTTGCTGTGCCGTTTCCGCTGGAGCGTCGTTGGGAAGAACCTGAAGACTCATAACGTCGCCAGCCATTGCGCCGCTCACCGCCTGATTTGTGACTGATCCGCCAGGGATGCCGAGTTGAGCTGCGATACGAGCTACATATGAGTTGTTGGGATAAGTAACCGCGCCGTTTGTGGCGATGGTGATTGAATCGCCATAAGCGAGGTATGTTAGCGGAGTATATGCGGCAGACGCCGGAAAATTCGTCATATTTGCCGCGCTAATTGTTGGAGCGGTCTGGTAGCTTGGCGCTCCCGCCCCTCCAGTGGCCGGACCCGCTAAGACGGAGTTTTGCGCAGCGTTTGAAAGCGCGAACGTGAGAGCGGGGGTCGTGGTCGAAGTCGCTACCGAAGAAGTGAACAGTGGCGATAGGTTACCTGCCGAGAACGATGTCACCGTTCCACTCGGGCCTCCAGTCACCTGCGAATAAGGAAGCGATAATGCGGAGAGCGTGGTCAGGGTAGAGTTGCTGGTTGCAGTCACGTTCCCCGCTGTCCCGGTTGTGTTCGCTGCGTTGTTTGGGATGTCGCCGGAAACCAAAGCGCGGCAAGTTGGTGCTGCGGCGCTCCCTGAAGCTGGGCCAGCGAGGATGCAGTTCGCTGCTTGCGCGAGGAGTTGCGAGTCGAGATTCAGGTTTCCTGCTGTCGTGACTGCGGTCCCCGGCGTCGAAGAAAAGAGGTTCGCGCTGCCGGTAAGTGCAACGCTGGTTACCGTGCCCGAGCCTCCACCGCCTCCCTGCACCGCCCACGTCCCGTTGTCGCACGTGTAAATCGCGCCCGATGAGTTGAGCACCTGCACCGGAGGAGCCTGTGAGCACGCGCCTGATGGGGCAGAACCGACATACGTCACGCCCGGATTGCTGATCTGGGCAGCGAGCGGAGAGGCGAACAGCAAGAAGAGCAAGAATCTTTTCATGGGCTAATACCCTTCCAAAAATAGTGTTCCCGTCGAAGTCGTCCCGGTGACCGTGATGGCCGTGGTGGACCGCGAAGTTACCAGCGTTGCCGCCACATCGTTGCTGGCGAATACAGACGGCTGCACCGTGAACGCGGTTGGGAACGTGTAGGAGGCCGTCCCCAGACACGCCGCAAACGTGACCACCACCTTCTTGTCATTGGTTCCGGTCAGGGATTGCAGGAAGATTGCCGTGCCCGATGTGGAGCAATTTACCGTTGTGGGCGTGCCGCCGGTGGCAACAAAGGACGGCGCTTGCACGGGCTCACTGCAGGCGAAGATCGTGCCGTTGTCGGAGCAGGACGATGTGCCGCCGAAGCCAGCCGTGCCTGCGGTCGGAATCGCATTGGCCGACGCGCCGGTGGGCAGTGCAAAGATATAGGCATTCGCTGTCGCAAGCGGCAGCGTGACCGTAGGATTGCCAACTGGCTCAACCGGAACACTCAGATAATAGCCGCGATTGTTGGTGTAATTAGTGCCGTTGCCCAGGATGCCGAACAGGACCCGGCAAGGGCCCGACGCGGGCACGCTTGTCTGGCCGGGAGCGCACCCACTGAATATGGCGTCATAGGAAGCGTCCATGTTGAAAAGCGAAGAGGTCCAAGTGTTGGCTGCGGTGTTGTTCTGGAAAGTCCAGCCTGCACTCCCGCCGAAAGAATTGACCCACAGATAATCAGACCCCGACGCCACGGTGCTGATCTGAATCGGCTGCAGGGTCGAGCTCTGATTCACAAGGTAATTGAACGGGCTCGCGCCGCATCCGGTGCAGGTTCCAGAGATGACCAAATTCGGCACCGTCAGCGCCGTGGGGCTGAAATAGTAGTGAGTCGCGCCGGTTCCGTAGGGATCGGTGGACCCAGCGGTCACATCCCACAAGTCCTGAGCCGGGTAATAGTTGACGAAATCCTCTCCAGGAGTTGCGCCGCCCAGGTTGTTGACGTGTCCCAGCACCGGGGAAGCAGTGGCCCACTGATTCGCCATCGCGGTCGTGAGATCAGCGCCCACAAACAGCGCCGCTTTGCCGATGCCGTTGTAGCCGACCGAGAGGACCGGGAGGCCCAGCGTGACGCCGCTCGAAACAGCCCCGCCGAATCGCACCCCCTGCGGCGCGCCGTATTGGCCCTGTCCAGTGCCGTAGACCCCCGCGCTTCCGGAGCATCCCACCGATGCGCCCGCAGAATTGTTGGGCCACGGCATGAGGGGCTGCACGCCGGAAGGAATTCCGGCATAGAGGCAGGGATTGTTGAAATTGTAGATCGGCATTGCTTGCGAGCCATCGCGGTAATTGCCGCCAAGAGTAAGGCTAATCCCAGTCGGGAGCGCGTTCGGCGATCCCTGCGCCTTCCATGCGTAGATCGTCTGCGCAGTCGCCCGCAATGAGAAGTAGTTCGGCTGCTCAATCACGTCGCTCGCGGAGAACGTCATGCCCTGGTTGATCGGGCTGGTCTGAACTGCGCTCGCGTCGAGCTTCTTGGTCGTGTAGTTATAGGGGTCGTAGACGATGACCTGGGGGAACAAATGATAGACGCCAGTGGTCGATGTCCCGCCGCTCGAAGGCGTCTGCGATCCCTCAAAGCCGTAGACTTCAATGCTGGTCGCTGAGGTGTTGCCGACCACTGGATAGTCCATGCGGACGATGCCGTTGTATGCGTTGTCAGGCGGAAGCGGATAGCCGTTCGGACCGCCGGGGCAACCGAGCGACACCGCCGCGCAGTGCGAATCCCAGTCGAGACTGAATCCCCAGCCGGCCAATCCGCCCTGCGAAACCGTGCTCCCTGCCGGGAACAGGTACCCCTCCGGGATGTAATCAATCGTCGCCACGCTGCCGGTCAGGTTCGTGATGTGGGCGCACGTCCAGACGTAATCGGCGGTGGTGGGATCAAAGAGGCAGATGAGATTGGTTCCCGACACCGCAAATCCCGATGGGCTGGTGAGAGTAATGGTGCCATTCACGGTCGCCGCGGTGGTGCTGCCGATGCTGGTTGTCGAGGTCGTTATGGCGCTGGTGCCGTTGGGCGTCGAGAATGCCGTCCCGGAGGCGGTGAAGTTGGAATAGCCGAAGCCGGAGTATCCCGTGATGTAGCCGGCCGTGATTGCATTCGTGAGATCGATAAGGTGCATTTTCGCGCCGGGCCCCAGATACGTGACTCCGTTGACGGTCGAGCTATAGCCCTGCGTCTGCGTCATGCTGAAGGTGCAGTTCCCTCCTGCGCACAGCGGGATCGAGTTAAGCGTGCCCTGGAAGATGGTCGGAAACTCGGTCGTGACAATGTGGCTGTCCTTGCAGCCTTCGTTCTGGACCGAACTACTGCCCTTGCACAGCACCTCGACAAGACGCGCGATCGTGTCGCCGCTGCTGTTCATGTGCATTGCGACTATTTGATTAAAAATGGTGCCCGGCGTCCAGCCATCCGTCAGGTCGTTTTCGGTGATCTGCGTGCCCTCCAGGATGTAGTTATCTTGGCTGCCGGTAATGAAGTCGGAGTAGAGATTCAGCGTGTGCGGGGCGTTGTAGATACTGGGAAAGGCCGTGACGGTGTTGAAGAGGTTGCCCGTGGTCACGAGGCCGTCGCCGGAGAGGGAGATCTTCGGGCCGGAGAGGATGCCGTTAAACGTGGGGTTCGTGCCAGGCAACCCCGCCGATGGGAATGTGAGATTGAGGAATTGGCCGAGTGGAGTCTGCGTCACGCTCGCGGAACCGCCCCCAGAGAGCTGCCCCACCTGCACCTGCAGCGCGCGCGAGGCATCCTGCGTATTCGTCGTCAGCTGATCGATATTGTTCTGGAAATTAGCGTACAGCGCCGGCATGTTGGGCGTGTACTGAGTGAGTTGCGTCTGTTCTGTCACGCGCGCGATCGTGAGCGTGTATCCCGACGGGCACGGGGTCACAAGGGTAATGCTTCCGCCATTGGCAAACGAGTTGTTCACCGGCGTCGCGGTCCATCCGGTAACGATGGTCATCACGCCCGGAAGCGAACCGGGAGCGATCTCGATCACCTGAAGAGCGGCCGCATCGTGCGCCGGGAACCTGAAAGGGAACGGCCCGGTCGATGCAGTGCAGTTGAACGTCGCCGTCGAGGCCGTCCCCGTGACCTGGGCGTGAGCCATCGCATTCAGTAGCAAAACCAACGGCATCAAGAGAATCCAGCGTTTCATAGGCTCTCCATTAGAATCGTATCCCCCATTTGCTAAATTCCTTGAGGTTTTTCTTTAAGCCTTCCATGCTGCCGACAAAGGCGTCCACTTTGAAACCGTGGATCTCCTTCGCAATCTCCTCCGCCTCCGCAAAGCAGGCATCCGGGGAATCCCCGAAGGTAACTATCGCAGCGAACACCGGCGAGTCTTTCTGGGGCATGATCCAGAGCCCGTCTGGATACTGCGTCGCCCGCCGGAACTTGATCGAGTCACGGTACTTCTCGGGGAATTCGACCAGCAAGGGATGCTCATTGACCCATGGGCTTTGCACCAGTATCTCAAATCCGTATTTACCGGCGTAATCCGGCTCAATCAGTTTCCCGTCCGCGCCCTCCCACAGGATCTCCGGCAGGTTCTTGAGCATGTTTAATTCAAGTTCGAACGGCGGGGAGCCGGCACGACAGCACGGATCGCCCAGCCAGATCTTCTTTTCAGCCACGCGCGACTCGAGCGAGAGGAATTGCCGATATTGGTACTGCTCGAGCGTGGGCGCGAGCTTGGTGTAGATGTCGACAAGGTTGGGTGGCAACTGCTTCCAGTCCTTGACGGCACAGATATAACCCTCGTCCTTCTGTTCTGTCCCCAGAAGCGCACGCGAGGGATACTGGCCGTCGATCGAGTAGGTATCGATGGCGAGGTCCAGCGTGTCGGGCAGGTGATCCTCGACCACAAACTCCCGGTACTCCGACATAGGCCCAAACTTGGCCTGAAAGTCGTCCAGCCGATTCTTGGCCTGCTCGTATCCCTCAACGCAGAATGTCTCGGTATCGTTGCGCGTCAGGCTGATCTTGATCCAGAGTTTATCGTTTCCGCGGCTCTTGATGTAGCGCCGCAGCGCGTCCATGCCCTTGACGACTTCGTACGGCGCCTGCGGGATGCCGAGCGTTTCAAAATGGGCTTTGGCGTCAACGCGATCCTCTTCGATCTGTTCACCGGTGCGGGAACCCCAGACACGCTTACCCTTCTCGGCCAGGTATTCCTGCAGCGGCCCTTGATGGAGATCCGTGAAGACAAACAGGTCCACATCGTCGACGATGCCCCAGATATCCGGCACGCGCTCAAAGTCCGCGAACCCCTCTCCTTGCTCGGTGTTGTAGGAGGATGGATAGTCTGCGACCCACGGGGACGTGTAGAAGACTTCGCCGAAGGAGGCGGACAACGTGCGCGCGAGTTCCGCAAACATGCCGTTGTCGACGATTGCCACGCTTTTGGTCTTAAACTCAGTCATTGCAGTGCCCGACCTCTTCAGGGGGCCAAGCGTCATCAAGTAGACCTAATTCCCATAGCGGCCATAGATTGTCGATCTTCCGTCGCCTGATGCACATTAGCGGGCTGCTCCTCTGATTGAGAACTTCTTCTCGCGCTTCTGTCCGCCCACCGGTACATTCTCACGCAAGCCCGGTACAGCATTCTCAATCGTTTCCTTAAGATCAGTCGGCTTGCGCTTCGTCCCATCGTCCGTCATCTCCGCCAGCTTGCGCACGTCGGGCGGAATGATGAGGCTCTGAATCAGATCATCAAGAAACAAGCCCGCAGAATCCGACGTGCGTGTGGCTTCCGCCAGCCGCGTCGACTGCTCAAGAAAAGGAATCTTTTTCGCCGCACCCAGCCCAGCCGAAGTTGCCCCGCCAACGAACCCGCCACTCTTGCCCTTCATGGTGTATGCGTCGTTTACTCGACGCATGGTCGCCCCCATCTCGAAGACCAAGCCCACTGGAGTGTGCTGCAGCCAAGGCGGGAGATCCACACCGCCGATGGTCAGCGTCTCCGGCTTCTTCTCTTTCTTCTCGTCTCCGGGCTGATAGAACCCAGTCGACTGAATGAATCCCGACGATGTTCCTGCATAGTAGCCCATGGCCAGCACAGCAAGCCCGATGCTTCCCTTTTTGAGCGACCGCATAATGTTGTCAGCCTCATGGCCGGTCAGATTCTTGAGTCCATCTGTCTTGACCAGCACGCGCAGCGCGTCAATGCTGCCTGTCACCGTGCCGAACGTAAACGTGCCGGTCTCCGCGACGATGTTTGTTGGCACCTTCACGATCGGTAGCACGGTCTGAATCATGAATTCCGCAGCCTTGCCGCTCAACCCCTGCGAATGGAAGTAGTTCATCAGCATCCTGAAGCCCGTATTGATGAAGTTCTCCTGCATGAAGATGGCGCGGTTCGCGTCGATATACGCATCCGCCGCCATAGTCGCCTGCACCTTGGGGTCGTTGATGTCCAGGTGATTGTCGAGCGCCCACTGCGCCCGCTTTTCGAGCGAGCGGAAGAACTCAGCCCGCTTAGGCAACACCTTGAGAGCACCGTGGAGATGGCCGAAAAAATCCAGTGCCTCAGGGGGAAGTGTGCTCTTTTTCCCGTAGAGATAATCAAGTGAGGTTTTGCCCGTCCTGAGCGCTTCTACGATGTCGTCGCGCGTTGCCTTCTCAAAGAACTGGCCGAACGCCTTGGCTTCCGCTGAGATGTTGAGGCCTCCGCCCTCACGCGGAGCTTTCTCAGCGATATCAGACACGCCGGGAATGTGCGACAGGACCCCGCCTACAAGCTCCTCAATAGGCGTGGTCCCGAACCGCAGCATGGCAGCGGTAGTCAGCTTCCCCAATGTATTGACGCTGGACAGCAGAACCGCCCGGCGCCACTTCTGGAATACGGCCGCGCCCTTTTCGAGCGGGGTGCGGGCCTCAAGTTTCTGCTTGTAGATCGCGTCGTCTACCTGGCTCTTGAGCTTTTCCGCCTGCGCCTTCAAACCTTCAGCCTGCGCGTCTAGAACAGTCTGCCTGCGAGTTGGCTGGGTATAGTCTCCGGTGTCGAGTTGCTTTTGGAGAGTCTTTATCTTGGTTTCGAGCGTCTTCTTGTAAGCGTTCAGACGCGATTCTGGAGTTTGCTCGGGGGTTTCCTTTAGCCCAGCAGCCCGCATGGCATCGCTTACCTGTTGACGCAGCTCCTTGACTCGCTGTGACTCCGGCCCGCGCTGCAGACCGCTCTTCTCTGGTCGCTCTCCGGCCTCCGCATCCTCTAAAGCCGACAGCAACCGCCCCTGCGCTCGCGCCTCGCGCAACTGGACTTTGACCTGATCCTTGCTCAGTTCGATCTTCTTACCGTACTGCGAAATGTAATCTCTAATCTCGCGCTTCGAGATGCCGCGCTCCTGTAACTGCTGATGCAGGTCGTCCACTATCTGCTCGATGGTCAACAGGCCGGAGTGAATACGGTTGACGGCCAGTTTCCCGAACAGCTCGTACAGCTTCGGGTTGAGCATGGGATTGGCGCTCAGGTTCCCAAGTAGCTCGGCGTTCAAGTCCTTGAGGAGCGAATCGTACTCAGTTTTCAGGTCTACTTTGGTCGCGGTCCGGGTGCTTGCTCGGGCCTGGCGCTTGATCTTCTCAACCGTCTGCTCTGCCGCAGTCTGTTTCTTCGACTCCTCATAATCGTCCAGCCGCTTGTTGGCCTCATCCAGTTGCTTGGTGAGGGCTTCAAGCGTGTTCCGCACTTCTGGCGTCACCTCCCCGTTGGGACTCGCTGCGCGGGCTCGCTGCAGCACATTTGCCAGCGAGTAGTCCTGCTTGATCATCATCCGGCGCGCGTTGAGAGCCCGGCCTGTCTCCGTACCGGAACGCCGAGCTGCTTCGTCGTTGTTGTTGATGGCGTCTTCTACGCGCCTGAGGTGCTCCTTGCCTCGAACCTCCGCCGCTTCATCTCCCGCGGCCCGCGCGGCCTCTATGGTGTTCATCGCCACCGCGTGCTCGTTCTGCAGACGCATTCGATCGTAGAGTAGCGCCGCAGCCTCTTCATCGGTGTGGGGGCGGGGATCGTTTGCAAGCTCTTTTGCCAGAGCGCGCGGATCGATCCGGCCCTCATCGACAGCCTTCTTCCCCGCTTCGAATGCTGGAACCTGCCGAGCCTCCACTTCGACTTCAGGCAGCCCGCGCTCGGCGCGCTCGGCTTCGGTGGTTTCATTCTTGATGCTGGTCTGAGATTCCCCTTGCGGTGCCGGGGTCTCGGCTTTTGGGACAGACTCCGCAATGGCTTCCGGCGTCTTTCCCGCGATCCCGGCAAGTTCGTTATCGATCTTGTTCAGGATTTCCATCGGGTTATCGGTAGGGCGCGCATCCACGGTCCTCTTGCTCGCCTCTGACGACACATCCGAAGGGTGAACGCCTTCACGCGCGTAGAGGTCCATCGCCTTCTCTCGCAACTCCGGCGCGGCTTTCTTCGCAAACGGCAGGTTACCGATGGTGACGTGCATCAGCGCGACGAGAGCGGCGTTGCGGGCGAAGTCCCCTGCGCTTGGGACCTGGCCTTCGACCAGACTCCCGACCGTCGTCATGGCCGCAAGTTCAGCGGCAACCTTGTAGGCGCGCGGGCCTAAATACTTGCCGACAACCCCGCCGGCCAGCGGCGCAGCTTCTCCAGCGACCCCGAACGCGACGCCGGTAAGGGCGTTCTTGCCGGTCGCCTTCAGCACGTCCATCACTTCATCCCATGCTGAGATGTCGTTACCCTTGTATTTGTCGATCAGCCATTGGCGCAAGCCGCCGGTCAGCGCAAATCCTCCCGCCCCCGCGCCCACAGCCCCGAGCCCGATGGTGCCCACAACCGGTAGCTCGACGGAACACGCAGCTCCGCCGGCGAGAAGGCCTAGTCCGCCGCCGATCAGATACTCAGGCAAGTCGCCGATCATCTGGCCAAAGCCTTCGATGAATTTGCTTACTTCGTCCTCGTCCCCCAGTGGCCCTGATATCTGGCCGCGCAGGTATTCGCCGATGATCGAATCTTGCGTCAATCCCTTCCAGCCCGCCTCCGCATACGCACCCAGGCGCTCTCCAAAGTCCTTGTTCAGCAAGTCCCGATTCTCGTAGGTGAAGCTCGGTGGCTGGTTGGTAAGGTTCGAGTAAATCAGGGCGTCGCTTGCCCGTTGCGCCTCGTCCTTGTTCAGCGTCGGCACTTCATTGCGGACAGGTTGCCCCTGCACATCCCAAGCCGTAACAGGCGCCGGATTGGCCGATTGGATCGGCTTGCCGCTGGCATCCCATGAAGTTATTGCTGAGGCGGAAGTTGCCATTGCTTCGCCTCCTTATTCCACTGCGCAGCATCGGGGACGCCCTTAGGCCGGGCAGGTGCCTGTGAGTCAGGAACAAAGTCGATCTTCGCGCCTTCGCTGGATCCGCCACTGAGAAGATCCCACCACGAGTAGTGGACGTTATCCAGACTGAGTTTGACCTGTTGCTGTCTCTGCGCCTCCTCCTTTGGGTGCAGTTCATTATTCAACTCGGTAACGATTTGGCCGCCGGTCAGCTTCTTGTTTTGAACCGTATGGGCAAAGTTGAGCGTGTCGGTAGCAAGTTTGGTTCTGCCTTCGTCGGTGTTGTGGTCGTAGAGCGGGGATGCGTTGATGAGCGCCACCGCCGACCGCCAGCCATCATCCTTGGCAAGTTGCTTGTTCTCCCACACCGTCAGGGCATCACCCTTGCTCAGACCTTTAAGCATGTAGGGGATGAGATCGGAGCGATCGATTAGCGAACCCGAGTTCATCAGGAGGTCGTAGGCCATATTTTTACTCTTATCTTCGGCTTCCTGCCGGGCCTCCTGCCGAGCCTGGATGTTCAGCGAACGGTTCTCGCGCTCCATCTGCCCCAGGCTGGTCAGTAAGTGCGACTCAACCTCGCGTGGGATGTAGCCCTGCTCGCTCGGTGCCAAGAGTGCACGCTTTTTCACTTCCGCCGAGGTGAGCGGATTCTTGGTGTCGTAGAGACGTGGTGCAAGCTCATCGAGAATCTTTTGATTGCTCTCGTTTGTAATGTGCTTCTGAACTGTGTCGCGCTGCTCTAACTCTTCGCGGATGTACTTCTTGGTCTTGGTCCCAATGTCGGGATTCTCATCCGCCTTCTGCGCAGCCTTCAGGTAGTCCGTCTTGCCCGTCTCTGGATCTTTCACGGTCGGGTCTTTCATCAGCCCCGCAATGATGCCGTCTCCTTCTTTAGACACGTCCACCCGATCCAGCTTTGTGACAGCCCGCTCGTACGCCGTCGCCAGATGATCCCGCATGGCCCCGAGTTCCTTAGGATCAACGTACCCTTTTCCCTCGTATTCATTGAGCCGCTTCAGCTCGTCGTCCATGATCGACGGGGCATTCAGGGGATTGGCCGCGCGCTCGACTTCCGCGGAGATGGTTCGGGAGCGCAGGAGTTTCTTCTGGATTTCCCCCTCGTCCGCCCTGATGGTCCCGTTCTTGACCATCATGTCTATTTTGTCGTCCTGCATTCCCCAAATTTGCTCCTTGCCGGGGAGTGTAGGCTCTGTCGCCGCCTCGTTCTCCGTGCGTAGTTGAGAGTTGAGCAGCGCGCCTTTGTTGTACTCGACCGTGAGCTGCGCGGCCTTGGTATCGACAACGCCGTTGTAGGAATTCAGCTCCTTGCCAAGATACGGTTCGATGTAGCGCCAGAGGTCGGGGCGGTTGCCGTATTGCTGGCTGTATTTGTCCCTGATCCTGTCCGCCGTATCTTGTTTCATCTGGTCTGCGTGCGTGTAGTCGGTCCAGTTAGCGAGGCCAGCGTGCGCCTGTTCCATATCGGCCGCGATTGAGTTCTCGGCGCCGAGCAATATGCCTTCGTCCTGCGCCTTCTTGATCCGTTCAGCAACCTGCGCGCCGTAGTCGGAGACGCTGGCCAACTGATCGGCCGCGCCCGAGATGGCGTTGCCGACGCTGCCAGCGATGCGGGGGTTCATCTCCGGCGGCGGGGTGAGGGTGGGAGCGACGACGGTAGGAATAGACGGGGACATCTACACTCCAAACGTCAGGGAAGGTGTGGGGATGTTACTGGCCGCAGTTCCTCCAGCCTTGGCCAGCCCGGAAATGAAAGTGCCGATTCCGCCGATGGTCCCATTGAAAGCCGCCACCCGACCGTAGTATCGCTGCAGTGCGGCTTGCTCAGTGCCGGACTCATTCTCGCTTGCCTCTTCGCTGCCTTTCTGCGCAGCTGTGTGGGCCATGACTAGGAGCGGCGACCCGGAGGCAATGTCCACGCCCGCCGCGGCGTATGCGGTCGCCTGGCGGCCGACGAGGTTGTCGTACTTGGCCTCTGAGGTCTGCTCCTTCTGCTGCATCTCCTGAAGCGTGACCGCCGCGTCGTAGTCGTAGGCCTGCTTCGTCTGCTGACCGGACTCGTACTGGCCAAAGCCGGACACGGCGGAGTTAACCGCACCCATGCCTGCGAAACCTAAGCCGATTTGCTGCAACCCGGAAAGACTGCCCATGTGTCAGCCCTCCTCGGCTACGGAAAGACGCGGCACGACCCCGCGCAAGGTGAAGGGATAGGGTTGGTTATGCACCACGAGTATACAGTCCTCGTCGCCCCATTCTCCGTCGAGGTCGCGTGTGATGTTGCCGGTAAACAACGCGGTCGGATTGCCCTCCGAACTCGCCCCGTAGTTCATATCGTAAAGATGCGCCGAGTCGGTTCCATAAAGTCCCCCCACTGCCTCGTAGAGCGACAGCGTGACGCGGGTGAACTTCTGCTTTTTCCCCTTCGAGGTCTGGTGCTGGTCCCCAATGATGGGATTCATCGGCTGGATCGTGGTCTGGTACGGCAGCCCGATGGCGATATTGTTGGCATACGAGCCGAAGTTGACCGTGTCGGCGGCGACAGTTCCCTGGAAGATCGTCTGCCCGTCCCCAACTGCCACGACATTCTGCCCTAGCAGATAGCTCATCCCCGAGACCTGATTCGTCACCTGCTGGCACGTTCCGCCAGACATGTATGCGCCCCATCCGGTCGAGTCAACCCCCTGAAGCTGGAACGTGTTGCTGGTCACTCCGGTCACTGGCCAACATAAAAGCGGATTGGTGTTGGCCTGTGTCATGCCCAGCACGCCGGAGATTGCTACAAAATCCCCGTTCTGAAGTGTGTGGCCCGGCGCCGTGACGACGGCTGGATTAGCTTGGGTGATGCCGGTAATGGCGAACGGTCCAACGCCCTGAAACTGCAGCCCGGAATTGACGAAGAATGCGTTCGAGAGTTGATGAAACAACTCCTGCGGCATGAAGTATTCCACGTACCGCTGCGTCACGCCGTTGATGGTGCGGTTCACCACCACCACTACCTGATCCTCTTGTCCCTGGCCGCTGATCACCGCTACCGATTCCACGATGCCAGGCGTCAGATTCACGCGGAACCATGCGTAGACCTGATCCTGTGTGTTGAACACAAGGCCGATCAGTTGCCCATCGTTCCGCACCGCCCAGAAGATGGGGTAAGGCTCGATCTGGAAGGCCGTCTGCGCGATACCTGAAGTCGCCGCCGAGGTTCCAATGGTGATGTTGCGGTTCAGGCGCGTCAGATCCGTGTTGTTCCACTGATTGGAGACGAAATCGTAGACCAGAAATGTCACAATGCGGGCGGAGCGGGAAACGAACACTCCCGAGCCGTTCACAAGCTGCGGCTGCAGGTTGCTGACGCCCAGCGTACTCTGCACGGAAGCGTCGACGGCTGTCTGGCTGATCGATGACCCGTTCGCACCGGACATGATCCAAACGCCCCCCGAGGTTCCGATCAGCAGGCCGTTCGGCGTCCCCAGCATGTTGAGCAGTTGGTTGACCTGATTCGACACCAGCGTGAACTGGATGGCGTAATCGTCCTCGTTTGGATCACAGATGAAGTTTGGATAGTCATCCTCGACCGAGCCGTTGATCTGGGTGGGATTGTTGTCTGTGCCGCCCACGCAAAACCGCTCCTGAAAGAGCGTTCCGCACGCTGGATAGTTTCCCACGGAGTTGAACAGCGCAATCACTTCAACAGCAAACCCGCCGCCCTGATACTGGAGATAACTCGAGGAGTTGAGCGCCGCCAAAGTCTCGGGATCAAGAATGAGGAAACTCCACGCCGTCGCCGTGATGGTGGTGACGGTGCCGGCGGCGTCAATCACCGTGACCGTGACCGAACCATAAGTGATGCTGGAAACAATGAATTCGCCCTCGTTCAACTCCACCATGCCAGCGCATGTATTGATGTAGATCCGATCGCCATTACTGAATGGCGCCGTGGGGCTGCTTGAAGACAAAACTACCAGGCAGTCAGTCGCTTGCGAAATGAGCGAGATGTTCTGCCCAAGGGCGCTGTATCCGGTCTTGACAACAGCAGCCGTCCCCCGATAGGCCGGCTCGTTGGGTTCCTGGCCTGGCAGCGAAAGCGAATACTGCCACGAGTTGGCGCTGAGCCGCTCGACCACCGCCGGCGGGTAGTTGGGATGTAAGATCCAGAGCACGTCCGCGGACTGAGTGCTGCAATCCAGATTGAACAGATCGCTTTCCAGATACGGGGTGGCCAGTTCTATCGGGGGTTCATTGGCTTCATTGAATAGTTCCCAATAAGTTGAATTCCAGTCAGGCTGAGCGGGGCCGAAGATCAACGGGAATTGATCGTTCTGGTTGGAGGCCACGCACTGCGCCGCCAGACTTAAATTGATCCAGTTGCCCAGCACAGACTCTCCGCCGGAGATCGCTACAATCCACGGCGTTGCGTAATAGATCGGGTCCGGCGTCACTGTCCACTGGCCGAGCTGTACCAGATTATTGAAAGTGGTGTTCAGCGCGCCGAGGGCTTGAATGGCGGTCTGGATCGCGCTGGCGGCATTGTGAGCCGCTGTGGCATTTGAGAGCGCTATATTGAGTCCCTGATTCGGCGAAACGCCCGTGATGGTCACCGCTAGAGAGTCTGCCGAGTTCACCGAGATCGTGATCGGAACGGTGTTGGCGTTTGTGGTTCCGTAGGGCGCAGAGATGTAGAGCGCCCCCTTGGTCCGATCGGGAAACTCGAATGGGGGCCGACCGGAGTAAAACCCCATGGCAAAAGTCGGGCCGATGAGAACGACGTTGTTGGCAACGTAGGCTGTTGCGGGAAGATATCCAGCCTCATTGGGAACCTGCAACGCAATGCCCAGCGACCAACTTCCTTGGGTAGCTCCCTCCCACACTCGAATCAGGCCCGCAGATAGCTCCAAAATTGCGCCCTGGGTGGTCGAGAACTGGAAGGGCACCAGACGACTCTTGCCGCTCGAGCCAGTCTGCATGATTTCACTCAGAGTCATTCCCGAGGTGGGCGTGACGGTGTAGGTTCCCACTCCGCCAGTGGGTCCGGTCAACTGCGCAAAGATGTATGCACCGGGAAGCACACCGACGCCATAGAGCGACGCATTGACCTGAATGACGCCGACGCTTACCGATGTGACAGTGAGAGTCGATCCGGCAATTGATCCGGTGAAGACGGCCCCGCCCAGCGCAGTCGCGCCCGCGCAGTAAGTGCCCGGCATCTTCTTGGCTCCGCCTTCCACCAGTGGCACCGCATTCTCGAGGGTTTTGCAGGCCGCACCAAACTTGGCTAGGTCGCTCCTAGATTCGATCAGTCCAGAAACTTCGCCCGTGTTGAAGTTATTGATTAGGACATTCGCGCGTGGACTCACCGATACCCCCGCCCCCAGTACCGGCCCGCCGTGACCCATTCATCTCCGCCCGCCTCATTTTTCAGGTAATCATCGCACTCCGTCTGGGCCTGCGCGCCGTTGAGTGCCGCCATGTACATCCCCATCATGTCCTCCGCTTTCTTGGGACTTTCCGTGATGGCGACTGCGACCTCAGCCGCAAGCCGGAACGCCAGCGCGTTCACGAAGCCGGGCAGCAGCTGCGTCAGATCTGTGATGAGCCGGATGTAATTGATCGTGATGGGGCAGGGGCTCGGATAAGTGTTGCAGTAGGGGTAGTTGGTCAGCAGGTTGTTCGAATAGTTGGGAGGCGTCGACGTATCAGCCACCGTCTCGGTGATGTAAGGATCGACCTCGCGCGGCCACACCGGATAATCGCGGTTGCGATTACCCCATCCGCCCTCGTATCCGCCCCAGCCTGAATACCAGGTGGCGATGCGGCGCTCTTCAGGCTTCTCGCGCGGCTTGACCAGGCGCAGGAAATCGGCCGGCAGCGAGTATGCGAACTTGTACCCGCCCACGGGCATGTTGGCGTTCTGCTCTAACTGGATGCGGGTCTTGGCAAATTTCCAATCGCGTTCCGACAATACCTCGGCCAGTATCATGCTCCAGACCGTGTTGACCTTGATGGCGTTCGGCGAGTTCTCAGTGAGCGACGCGATGGTCCCGCGCGCTCCGATGCGCTGAAGACTCATGTTTGCGATGCCAACTGCCGAATAATTGAGCGCCATTCATGAGCCTCCAAAAAAGGGGACTTATATACTTGAGTCCCTACTTGCCTTCAGGTCGCTTATCCAAACCCTTTTCCGCAAGAATTGCAGCCAGATCGTCAACGTGCAGGCAATCGCAAAGGCACGCGCCCGCGTTTGTTGGCTGGACCGGGGCAATCGCCCCGTTGCAGTAGTCATTTCCCGGCACTGCGCTGTGCAGTACGCCGAAAGCCTCAATCGTGCCCCCGCCGTATCCGAGACTCACAATCTTGTCGCCGTTCTTTGCTTCACGCCCGTTGCGATAATGCATCTTTTCCTCTTTTCTCTCCCATTCGGGAGTTAAGTACGTAATTCCTCAAAAAAATGGGAGACGAGGCAACGCCCCGCCTCCCGGACCACAAAGTATTCACCCGCTAAGTTACTGTTCGCCGCCCGAGGACGGACCCCAGTAGATCCACAGTGTTCCAATGGTCGGATCGGTTCCGGTCAGGGCCATATACACCCGGAGAAATTCCAGAACCGCGAAGCCGCTCACGGGAATGAAGTAGTGCGCCCCTGCCACCTGCAACTGCGCCAGCGTGAGGCTGCGGGCCGCGATCGGATTCGGAGAACTTCCGACCAGGGCGCTGGCTGTGGAGGAAGTGCAAACCTCGAAGTTGACCGAGGTCAACAGGTTGGTTGGCGCCGTAACCACGATATGCATACCGAATTGCACCCCACCCTGGCCGACAGGTACGTTCGGGAAGGTGTAGCCCTTTTCGGTCAGCGATGGGAAGGCAGGAACCCAAGGGAAACTGCCTCCGCTCGATGGCGCGCCAAAGTCAATCTCGAGGTTGGAATACTGGCTGCCCGCGGCACAGTAGGCATCGCCAGCGGTGTTCGGCGCAAAGGTCAAGGCCGTGGCTCCCGCGACCGTCTGCGATTGTGAGACGGTGTAGGTCCCGGTTAGCCCAGCGCCAGATCCGAGGGCGGTGATGAAGGTGTTGGCCGTAACTCCCGGTCCGAGCACCTGCATACCTACTGCAACCTGGCCGGTGGTCATGGTGGTAATGGTCAGCGTCGTGCCGGAAATGGCGCAGGACGAAGCCGCGTTAACTGTTGAGGTAAGGGGACTGGAAGTAGATGTCCCCGACCCATGAAGCGTCAAGACTGCATCGGAAATCGGCATCTAGTCCTCCTTATGTGGTCGCTGTTACGGTGGGTTCGGTGTTGAGGATCTTCTCGCACATGACGACCGGAATACCCTGGAAGCGAGTCACGCGACGCGATCCCCAGATATCCCCGGACTCCATGTTTTGAGTGTAGTAACCATTGGTCTTCTGCGAGACGGCGCGGATGTTCATCTCATTCATGATGGTGCGGTTCACCACAATGACGGTTCCCGGCGCCGCGCCCTGGTCGGGCAGGTAACCGAGTGCCTGGATGAGAATGTTCTCGTCGAATCCGCCAGCCGCAAGAGGAGTCGGGTTGATGTTGGCAATGCGCTGCACGCACCGCTCATCGACGATCTGAAGTCCGATCTTCCATTGCAGGTAGGTTACGTACGCCTGAATCGCCCTGGCGCTCGCCAGAAGCCCGTTGACTGCGGTGGGCATGGTCCAGGTCTGCTCCCCAAGGGTTTCGATCTGGAGGCCGGCCGGAGAGTTCACAGGATAGATGGCCTGCACCTTGTTCTTGCCGAACTCGAAGATCCAGATGCTGGTTCCGTTTCCCGACTCGTATCCGCCATCCCACACGTTTGGCACCCAAGTGGTGTCGCCGTTGGGATAGTTGGCCGTGTTGTGGAGCCGCGTCGCCAGGCCATTGAAGCTGCCCGGATCAGAGACCATGTTGCCGTAGATGACCTCGGACTCAAGTTTCTGCGCGAAGCCCTCAACGTGATTGTCGATCTGGTCCGAGATGTATTCCTCGGGGCTGTTCTGGATCTTTACCAGTTCCTTGTCCTGAACCGCCCAGTCGACGAACATGGCAATTGGGTCGTTGATCTGGGTGTTCTTGGCCGACGTGACGGCCGCGTACTCGTTGAACCGGCGAGTGGCCGGGGTGGGAATGTAGTCCGTGCGGGTGGCCACATTCGAGATGACGTTGTTGGATGCCACCATCGGAAGAAACTCCAACAGCGGGCACTTGCGCCGCAGAATTTTTGCAGGCTGCACAAACATCGCGCGAGCATCGGCGGATGAGTAGTTGTTGATTACATCCCCAAATGTCGTGTAACCGAGTTGAGATACGTCGGCCATAGCGTGAGTCTCCTATGGAGTTACACCCGCGCAGGGGGAAGGTTGAACTTAGACATGTCGTATCCGGGCTTCGCGCCCTCTTGCCTAATTCCAGATCCCTTCAGCGAAGAGTCCTCTCCGGTTTTTTGGGCCACGTTCAACAGGAATCGCATCATCGTAACTCGATTGGCCGATGTTTCAGTTGCAAATGCCTTATCGAATTCGACTTCTGTCTTTCCCCATTGCTTCCATAGCCGTGACACGAGCTGAACGCTCGCATCGTATTTGTCGCCCAGCTCGGCTTTGAGGGTCGCTACGGCCTTGGTGTTCTCTTCGAGAATCTTGGCGTTGTGCTGCTCGACCATCTGATTGATCATGTTGTTGTTGAACTCGGAAAGCTGCCTGGCCATAGCTTTAGGGACGCCCATCTTATGCATCGCGTCCTTGTAAGCCTTGGTCCACTCCGGGGCTGCTTTGTCCTCGCCAACAAATTCATAACCTTCGGCCTTCTCGGGCCGCCCAAGTTGGGTGTAAAACCGCTCGCGCTCTTCCGCAGTCGCGTTCTCGCCAAGTTTGGGAATCGAATTGGCCAGCTTCCCCTCGTAGTCCTTGACCTTCGCCGCCGTCTCCTTGTGGGCTTTTGCAAAGTCTCCCACGGTTTTGAACGGTACGAATGCCTCGTCCTGTTTGAGGTCGTCTGGTAATCCGGCTCTCCATCCAAGGGAGTCCGCACTCGGTTGCTGTGTTTCTTCTGCCACTTACCGCTCCTTAGTAGGCGATCGCCGCTGCTGCGGGACGAACATCGCCCAGCTGAACATCGATGCAGAGCAATTGCCGAAACGCTGTCGTTACCGCCACGCCAGTGCTGGCCGCCGGAGACCCACCCGGACCCGCCGCGATGTTGAACGTGATGGTCTGGCCGGAATGATTGGCTACGAGGAATTGCTTACTGCCGGACCCATAAGGGAAGGAGATGGTCACGGCCCCGGCCGCGCTGGCCAGTGTAAAGTAACTCCCGAGCTGCTGAGAATTCAACAGGATGGGGCTGACAGCGCCGGTCAGGTTGAGGTCTACTTCTTTGCCGACAATGAACGCGCCTTTGCCGATTTCAAGGGGATAGCGGATGCCATCCGGTCCGCCCAGTCGAACATTATCCCAATCCGGTGCTGTTGGAACAGCCATGTCAATCCTCCCCAATTTTCATTAAAGCGTCGATTTCGCCCATAATACCACTCATGCGCGCAATCGCAACACCCACATTGTACTCATGCTGCTCAACTTCGTTGCTCAAGAGCCTGCCAAAATGACAAAACGCAAGAATGTCTCCCAACACCCTGCGACCTTCCGCCGATCCAAAAACATTGCGGTAGAGTTGCTCCATCTCCCGATTACGGCGTTCCAGCTCCAGGGGAGAGTTGAGCCCGAGAGTAATCATTGCGCCTCACCGCCGCTCATTAAGGCCTTCAGTGGGCTATCCTGCTCCGCTCCCTTGCCGGCCAGGGCCGCCGCCTTGGCGAGCTTTGGCGCGTTCTCGATCTGCTGCTGCTTCTGCTGCATCTCCATGGCCTGTTTACGAATGGCCGCGATATCCTTCTCCGGCCGGAGGCACGATACTGGCGCCCCGGCCGCATCCCAGAACTCCCGCACGGCCTGGTCGGTATCGATGGCGTGCATGGCCAGCGGATCGAACTGCGTAATCTGCATCAGGCCCGCAACACCTGATTGAATTGACCGCATCTTGGTCAAGCGGGTCTGGGCCTGGGCCAACATGCCGAGATACTGAATCTCGACGGCGCCGTGCTCGGAATCGAGCAGAATCTGCGGCGGCTCGGGAATTCTCCCCGCCCGCGCCTCAATGTCGAAAAACCTTGAGATTAGGGGATTGAACCCCTCCGACTGCAGGTTCCCGATGATGGTCCCGAGAATTGCCGCCTTCTCGTTCTGCATTTCGAAGATCTGTTCGGTGACAGGACGCCCCATGCCTTTTTGCTGGCCGATCTGCGAGAGCAGCATGAACACGTCGGTGTGGAAGTGATCCCGCACCGTCTGCGCCACACGGTCCTGATACTCAAGACTGAACGGCAATTGCTGGACCCCGGTCCCGTTCAAAGGGACAGGGGCGTAATTCGATATGGGTCCACGCACGTTGTCGATGAACGTGATGGCGTTCGGTCCACGCATGATCTTGTTGCGCAAAGCAGAATCGGCCACAAGGGGCGGCTCGGCGGCCTTCTGGCCCGTAATCAAGTTGGTGCGGCCCATCTGATTATCGAGGGCGATTGAAACCCAGGCGTCGTGGGCGGGCCCGCGGCCGTAGCATCCTTCGTCGTCATTCTTGCGCCAGCGCCAGCTCAGAATCGGCATCGAATCGTAGCCGGATTCCGACAGCATCGTGATATCGTTGTCGCCCGGCGCCGATGATTTCCCGAGGATCTTTCCGCCCTTGCGGTACACCCAGTCCGACGCCCACCTCTTTCCCCTGGCGTCAATGCGGCCGGGGTCGTAATCCGCGCGCGGATAGACCGCGTGAAGGACTTCGCGCTAGGTATACATGTTGCTCTCGTAGTCCTGCTTGAAATTGTTGTCTGCGCGCTCCATCGCGTCCATGCCGAATTTCTGCACGAACTGGCGAAGGGTCATCTTGTAGACGCGGTAGTTGGTGTCGACCTGGCCGAACTGGTTCTCGGCAATGTAGCACTCCCGGAAATGGGGCACCGTGCAGACCGTGCGGGCCTGCACAATGTCGTCCTCAATCAACAGGTGGGAGGTTCCCGCGCTGATGCAGTCCCGGATAAACTCCGTCGACACATCGTAGAAGTTCGAACGGTTGAATGCCGAGTAACACACGTCCGCGGAGTTTTGCAGCCACTTTTGAACCTCGGGATAGGAATCGGTCCTCTTCCCTGTCCATGCCCGCATCTTGCTGGTGCGGGGAAAGTTCAGCTTGCCCGGAAGCTCGAATGTGAACCAGGGCTGATTCCGGCTGCAGAGATACCCCACCATGCCGTTTGTCAGCATGTTGGCAGAGATCATGGCGGTATCGGCGAAGACCTCTAATCCTGTGGGCTGGCCGGGCCATAAGTCCTTGCCCTGCACCGATCTGCGCCCATGGTTCACATACGCGATGAGGTTGTCAATTTGAG